GGACGGAAACCCCCTCGCAGAGTTCCGCGACTTTTGGATGACAAACGTCTACCTTGCGCGGAGCTCGCCCGAGTTCCCCGGAGTCGCCCGGACATGAACACATTATAAGTCGAGAAACCCAACAAAGGAGAGTGACTTTATGGCAAAAAGCAAAATGAGTCTGCAAGAGCAGGCTAAGAAGATCTTGGAACAGGCGGAATCACGCGGACTATCTTCCAATTACTTCTTTTCGACAACGTTCAAGCGTTATCAGATGCAGATAGAGATATTGGACAAGCTGGAAAAAGCCATCGATGAGTATGGCGCGACTGTCACGAAGGAATATGTCAAGGGCCGTGAGAATCTCGTGGCCAACCCTGCGATCTCTGAGTACAACAAGACGGCAACGGCTGCAAACGGAACAGTGACCACTCTGATCAAGATATTAGGTTCGCTTACAACTGAGCCTGACACGACTGACGGACTGAGCGAGTTCCTCTAAATGGACAATTACATCTTCACTTATTACCAGAAGATCTTAGATGGCGCGGAAGTAGTTGGTCAGTGGGTCAGGCTCTTATATGAAAAGATAATCGCAGGCATTGATGACGGGACATACATCTTTAATCAGGACAAGGCGAATAAGGCCATCCGATTTATCGAGAAGTTCTGTCGTCACAATAAAGGAAAACTTGCACCGGGACGGCTGACACTGTCCCTGTGGCAGAAGGCATTTATTTCCGTTCTCTTCGGCATAGTCGATGAGAACGACAAAAGGATCTTCCGAGAGGTCGCGCTCTTTGTCGGCAGAAAGTGCGGAAAGACACTGATCGCGGCAGCCATCATGACTTATGTGGCTTATGTTGATGGAGAGTTCGGTTCGGAGATCTACTGTGTTGCTCCGAAGTTAGACCAGAGTGACTTGGTCTATTCCGCTTTCGAGTTCAACACGAGCAAGAACCCTGATCTCGACAGAAGGATCAGGAAGAGAAAAACGGACTACATCATAGACAGTACGAACACGACCATTAAGAAGATTGCTTTCAATGAGAAGAAGGCAGATGGTTATAACCCGATGTTGACAGTCGCGGACGAGATGTCATCGTGGCCTGCCCAGCGTGGTTTGAAACAGTATGAAGTCATGGTCTCGGGTACGGGTGCGAGAGAAGAACCTCTTACGCTCTCCATATCGTCTGGCGGTTATGTCAATGACGGGATCTATGACGAGCTCTTCAAGAGAGGCACGAGATTCCTTCTGGGAGAGAGTCACGACCAAAGACTTCTGCCGTTGTTCTACATGATCGATGATATTGAGAAGTGGGACGACATCAACGAGCTCCGAAAGAGTCTTCCCGGAATGGGAGTGTCGGTCTCCATTCAGTTTGTCTTGGACGAGATCAACACTGCGAGAGATTCACTCTCAAAGAAGATCGAGTTCATTTGCAAGTATGCCTGTCTCAAACAGAACAGTTCGCAGGCTTGGCTCTCGGCTGAGTCTGTCAGGAAGATGTGCGGTGAGCACTTCGACAAGGAAGACTTCAAGAGCTCCTACTGTGTAGCTGGAGTCGACCTGTCCCAGTGCGTAGACATCACTGCTGCCTGTCTCGTTATCGAGAAGGATGGCGAGTTATATGTCATAGCTCACTTCTGGCTTCCCTCCGAGAAGATCGAGGAAGCAACGAGCAGAGACGGCATACCATACGAGCACTACATACAAAAAGGCTTTATGAACACGAGTGGGGAAAACTTCGTCGACTACCACGACGTCTATGAGTGGCTTGCCGATGCGGTCAGAGAATATGAACTTCTCCCGTTGGTCGTTGGTTATGACAGGTACTCGGCTCAGTATTTGGTGCAGGCCCTTGATGCGTTCGGGTTCAAGACGGACGACGTATATCAGGGCGATAACTTGTGGGGAGTCCTGCAAGAGATGGAAGGACTTATAAAAGACGGACGTGTCCACATAGGAGACAACGATCTTTTAAAGATACATTTGCTTAACAGTGCGATCAAGATGTCGACAGAAAGAGGACGAGGACGACTGATTAAGCTCAGAGCGACAGACCATATCGACGGAGTCGCTGCGATGGCGGATGCCTTCTGTGTCCGTCAGAAATATTATTCGGAAATGTCCGAACAATTAAGAAATGGAGACTAAACACATGGGACTACTTGACCGCTTGCTTGGACGTAATTCGAAAACGCTCCAAGTAATACAAGCAGGAAACACATTCAAGTTCGTCAGCGGTTACGAGCCTGTCTTCCGCGACTGGCGCGGTGAGATCTATGAGTCCTTGCTTGTTCGTGCTGCGATCGATGCCAGAGCGAGACACGCAAGCAAGCTCAAAATAGAGATCATCGGTTCGGCAAAGCCTGACCTCATGGCCAAGCTCAGAAAGAGACCAAACCCGTGGCACACATGGAGTCAGGAACTATACCGCATCAGTACGATCCTTGACTGTTGTAACAACTGCATTATCGTCCCGGTCTATGATTCGGGACTGAATAAAATGGGAATCTACGCAGTCCTGCCCGATCAGTGCTCGATCGTCAACTACAAAGACGAGATCTGGCTTCGATATAAGTTCCTGAACGGCAGACAGACGGCAGCCTGCAAACTTGACGAGTGCGCGATCCTGACAAGCCATCAGTTCAAGAATGACTTCTTTGGATCTAATCAGGAATGCCTTGACGAGACCCTTGACCTTCTGTCCATTCAGAAACAGGGAATCAAGGAAGCGGTGAAGTCAACTGCCGGATATAAGTTCATGGCAGTCTTGAAGAACTTCACCAAAAGAGAAGACCTCGTCAAAGAACGCGAGAACTTCTCGGAGGACACTTTTGGCAAGGAAGCCAAGAAGAGTGGAGTCCTTCTTTTCCCGAACACCTATTCTGATATTAAGCAGATAGATATTAAGCCGTGGACACCTGACAAAGACCAGATGGATCTCATCAACAGAAACGTTTATTCCTATTTCGGAGTAAATGAAGACGTCATGATGAACAAAGTGTCTGGCGATGCTTGGTCAGCCTTCTATGAAGGCGCGATCGAACCCTTCGCGGTTCAGATCTCGGAGACAATGACTTCCGCTCTGTTCTCAGAGCGTGAGATCTCTTTCGGTGCAGAGATTCAGTTCACGACCAACAGGATCGCGTATATGAACTTTGCCGACAAGCTCGCGTATGTTACGGGACTTGGAGACCGAGGCATGATAAAGATAGACGAGGCCCGTGAAGTCTTTAATCTTCCGCCATTACCTGACGGACAGGGACAGAGACTCATGGCCCGTGGTGAATACTACGACTTGAATGAGAACGAAAAGGAGAGTTGAAAATGATTTCCAATGAAAGAGAATACCGCTCTTTTAATATCGAACAGAGAGCGAAACAGGACGGTGATGAGCCGTCCTATTTAGTTGAAGGCTACGCATCGACCTTCGAAGAGTACACGCTCTACGAGGGCGAAGACTACGAATGGAGAGAGCGAATCGAACCTACTGCCTTCGATGATGCAGACATGACAGACGTTGTCTTCCTGCTCGACCACACGGGCCGTGTGTATGCCAGAACAAAGAACGGCACTATTGACCTCAGTGTTGATGACAATGGCCTTCTGACAAAGACAGACCTGTCAAAGACATCCGCTTCACGTTCCGTATATGAGGACATTGAAGCAGGAAACTATTCCCAGATGTCCTTTGCCTTCACAGTGGCAGAAGACCGCTATGAAGAGCATAGAGCAGAAGGTCAGAAAACAATCTACACAAGGATCATCGACCGAATCAAGAAGGTCTATGACATATCAGCAGTCGGGTTCCCTGCCAACCCTACAACGAACATCGGTGTTGCTACTCGCGCAGCCTTCGACGGAGCGATCGAAAAGCTGACAACGGAGCGATTGGAAGCGGAGCAGCGCAAGAACGAAGCGGAGAGACAGAGACTCGCACTCAAAATTAAATTAATGGAGGATAAAACATCATGAATATTGATGAATTGACTCTTGAACAGGTTGAAGCAAGGATGGCAGAGATCAAGGCCCTCGTTGACGGCAACGTAGAAGGCTCTGATTTCGAAGCTCTTTCCAAAGAGGTAGACCTGCTCGAAAAAAGAAAGACTGCTCTC